CCGACATGCTTATCAGCCAGATCAACATCGAGATGGTAACAACCAATTAAGAAAGCGAGAAAAAAATTATGCCAGCAACTTACATAACTGGGCGTAACCTCACCTTATCGATCAACTCGGTGTCGTACGCTGATCAAGCATCAACAGTTACACTAGAGCGCGAAAACAACCAGCAGGTACTAGAAGTGCTATCAGGTCGCGCCTACAAGACCGTAGATAAGACCGCTACACTAAACGTGGAACTATACCTAGACGACACATCAAGCGCTGGCATTATTTCAGCACTTTGGGATGCAGCAGCTAGTGCGCCAGATACCTCATTGCCATTCAGCTTTGATGTAAACGGTGACACATTCACTGGCAACGTATTCCCAGTATTTCCAACCGTTGGTGGCGCTGCTACTGACGTACTGACAACCTCGCTATCTTTTGTAGTCGAGGATGGAACAGTAACCCGAGCATAACTAGCAGAACAGGGCAATCATTATGCAATACAACGTAACTACAAAACAGGGCAACAACTACATAGTGAGTGATGAAAACGCTTGGTTGTGGATCGAGATTGAAAGAGAACTCGGTTACACAGTTAGCCAAGCGGCAGAAAAGATGGGCCAAGGCTCGCTGGATGTTATAACTTGCATGCTTTACAAAGCCGCTAAGGCTCAAGGGCATACCAAGTTACCAAGCCAGCAAGCATGGGTCACCAATGAGTTTGAAACCTTTGAGGTGGTAGAGGAAAGCCCAAAAGAGAACTCGCTGACGGACTCGTCAGAATAGCAGTTGTCACCGGGATTCCATTATCTGATTTGTATCAATGGTCACTCGCAGACATCAACACAGCCTTACAGCTGATAACAGAGAGGAATGGACATGGCTGATACAAGAACAACCATAAAAATCCAACCTGATCTCAGAGATGTGCGTGGCTTGTTAAAAGCCTTGAATCAAATGGATGATGCAAGCAAAAAAACATTAAAAGATGATGTGGCAAGTATCAGCGCTTGGACAGCCGGGGCAATCAAGATGTCTGCGTACATTGGGTCACCTATGCCAGCCCAGACCGCTATTGTGGCATCAACTGTGAGAGCAAACAAGGACCGCATACCCAACGTCACTATTGGTGGATCGCGTGGGCGCGTATCAGGCGGCGCAAATGCTGGCATTTTGTTATTTGGTAATGAATTTGGGTCGGATCGAAATACCTTTGGTTCAGCTGGTAATTTTCCAAATGGTGGTTACAAGTTTCCTGCTCGTACTCCGAAAGAGGGTCGAGGCAATAAGGGTTACTGGATTTTTCCTACCCTGAAGGCATTACAACCAGAAATCACACGCCGATGGAAAGCAGCGGTTGGCACTGTGTATGGTGAATGGAGTCGGACAAGTGGCTGATGTAAGAACTATGAAACTCAACCTATTGGCTGATGTGGCTCAATTTGGCCGAGGGTTGATGGATGCTGAAAAAGATGTTAAAGGTTTCAACAACAAAATAGGTGGCTATTCCAAAAAGATGGCTAAAGCCTTTTTGGGAGTTGCCGCAGCTGCTGGAGCAATGGCTATTGCAATTGGTATTGATGCGGTCAAGGCAGTTGCCGAGGATGAAGTCAGTCAAAAGAAATTTAGAGAAACCCTCAAAGATACAGCCGGGGTGATTGATGATGATGTCATTAAATCCATTGATGGCTGGATTGAGAAAATGCAATTTGCCACTGGGTACAGTGACAGTCAATTACGAGATTCTTTAGGGCGATTGACTAGAAGCACTGGCAATGTCGCAGAAGCACAAGGACTTACAAATCTTGCAATGGACATTGCTAGAGGTACAGGTAAGGACCTTGAGAGTGTTTCCCTTGCACTTGGTAAAGCCTATGACGGTAATGAGGGTGCGCTTAAGCGCTTAGGCATTCCATTAGATGATGCGATTCTTAAGTCTGGTGATTTCAAAGACATTACTGATGAATTAAGCAGATTATTTGGCGGACAAGCGTCTGAATACGCTGATACGTATCAGGGCAAATTGGACATTGTAAATCAAAGGCTTGGCGAACTTAAAGAATCTGCTGGCGCACCTTTAGTTGGCGTGCTTGGGACTTTGCTAGAAACAGTTAACAATGTTGCCAAAGGATTTGCGGGTGAGGATCCACAGTCATTAAGTAATCGCGCTAGAGAACTTGCTGGCAATTTTGAGGGCGATGGTTCATACAGCCTCGGTTATTCTTTGAGAGCAGTAGCAGATGCTTTTGGTAGATTATTTGATGAGATTGCAAGCCCAGATGCATCTACTGGTGTATCAACTTTAGACAAGTTGGCAAGCGCAATGGAGACTTTTGCCAAAGCAATTGATTTAGTTGCTAAAGCCTACGATGGATATTTCAAAGTTTATGACAAAGTACCTGACTTCTTAAAAACAGCGATGAATCCTATTGCCCGATTAGGACAATACATTGACCTTGCAACAGGTTCAAGAGCAGCTGGTGGACCAGTCATGGCTGGCGGTGCTTACCGCGTAGGCGAATTTGGCCCTGAAACTTTTGTACCATCTGGCTCTGGATCAATCCGCCCGGACAATGGCGGCTCTGGCGTAACCATAATCATGAATGGTGTTATTGATGGTGAGTCTGCACGACGTAGTATTGAACGCTTATTGCAAGACTCTGCAAGGCGCACAGGTGCAATTAACCTAGTCGGGGCAACATTGTGACCGATTACGAGCCATACCCCACAGTAACTTTTGGTGGGTCAACTACCTACGCCGATAACACAATCAGCTCTATTTCAATCCGCATGGGTCGCAATGACATTATCGAACAGCCCCAGCCGGGCTATGCATCCATCCGACTTTGGACTGATGCCGATCAAGTATTGGATGTAAGCCTCTCTGAATCCGTCAGCATAGCCATTGCCAAAGGCACATCAGGTACTCAACAGATTTTCAATGGCACTATTTCAGACATTGACATAAGCCTTGAAGCATACGGATCAGATGGCTCAATAGCCGTTTACACCATTACTGCCGTTGGCCCATTGGCATTATTAAACAGACATGAATCTGGCCTTAATAACTTTGCAAAAGAATTTGATGGCACTCGCATAGTCAACATTCTTTCAGATGCATTCTTAACATCATGGCAAGATGTCAGCCTGACATTGCAATGGAATGGTTTGCCAACTACTTTAACTTGGGAAAACTATGATGCGGTCAATCAAGGCTTAATTGATAATCTTGTAACTAACATTGATACGCCGGGCGTTTACGAATTAGAAGCCTATTCAAGTGGAGCAACTAACGCACTAACACTTGCCCAAAACGCTGCCCAAAGTGGCCGAGGTATTCTGTGGGAATCTAATTTGGGTGAAATTATTTATGACGATTACAGCGCTAGACAAGCTGCTATCGCTTACGATTTAACAGCCAATGACCTATTGGCCAGAGGGCTTAAAACAGCAGCTCAATGGGGCGAAATAGTAAACCAAGCAACTGTGACTTACCGAGCAGGTGAAGCCTATGCTAGAGATGAATCATCAAACCTTTTGTACGGTGAATTGAACGGTACTCGCACAACCCAGTTACATAACTTGGCAGATGCTCAAACACAGGCTAATGATTTTATCTTGACCCGGGCTTATCCAAGAATGTATCCAGAGACTCTCACAGTGCCTTTGCACTCTCCAACAGTTACTGATGCGACTCGGGATCAGATGGCTGCCGTTTATTGTGGTTTGAGAGTTGCTACCGATGCTTTGCCAGCAGTATTTGGCACAACTTTTGATGGCTTTGTAGAGGGCTGGACTTGGAATTTAACACGCTACACAGCCGAATTGAGCCTTACTTGCTCGGCTTATTCTGAAACTTACAGCTCGATAATCTGGCTGCAAATACCACCAACCACAACTTGGACAGGTTATACTCCAAGTACCACAGAATGGCAGGATTTATAGAATGGCAACAACAACCCCGAACTTTGGCTGGACAGTTCCAACCTCTACGGATTATGTCAAAGATGGCGCAGTGGCCATTGAAACTCTGGGCGATGCTATTGATGCCCGTTACGGCGATATCACCAACTTTCCAAATCAATTAGTAAATAAAGTTTCAGGCGTAAGCCGACCAATCCCTTTCAGCATGCAAGCAGGAACTGCAACAAGTTCCCTTACTGGCGTTACTGTTACTTTTACAGCCAGCCGATTTACTCAAGCACCATTAGTGACGGCAACTACAACCAACGGATCATTGGGTAATACAAACCCAGCAATAGTAACTGTTGGTACTGTTTCCTCATCATCTGTTGTCTTTTGGGTAACTGGCGGTGGAGTGCAGGTTGCAGGTCAGGGCATTGCATACCATGCAGTACAAATGAAATCAGCAACGGCGGCAGGATAAACATGGAATACATTGATTACACAGCAACATGCCACACAGTGGGTTGCGAAAATGAAAACATTGGAATTGTTGTGCCAGCAGATGCAACAAATCCAAATGTTGTATGTGGCCCATGTGGCAATCAGATCACAGACCTTGTGCCAGTAGTAGAAGTACCTGTAGCAAAAGCCAAGAAATGACATTCCTAACTTGGTTTGCACATAGCCCAATTGCCTCATTCATTAAGGTATTTGGTGCAGGTGTGCTTGGCTGGGTGCTTGTAAATGCAGACACTTTAGGCATTCACCCGGCACTGACCATTGGACTTGTATCAGCATTACCAATCATCATTAACTGGCTCAATCCTGAGTACACAAATTACGGCAGGGCCAACTTAGATGAAGCCGATTAAATCAGGGATAGTTTCATTTCCCTATGGGGCTAAATACAAAACAGGTGGCATACACAAAGGCATTGATTACAAAGCCACAATAGGCACACCAGTTGTAGCAGCTGTGCCGGGTGTCGTAGTACACGCTGGCAAGCACATTTACAAAAAAGGCTGGGGCTGGGCTTTTGGTATTCATGTGATTGTAGACAATGATGCCTTTCCAGACGGCTCAGCAGGCCTTTGGGCAGGCTATTGCCACCTCAATGGTGTAAATGTATCAGTTGGCCAGAGAGTCCGTCAGGGCCAGTTGGTGGGCGTTAGTGGCAACACAGGCCGAAGCACTGGCCCACACCTACACTTTCAAATCCTTGCCAGCCGTACTTGGAATCCAACCAAGTTTAGAAACCCAGAAAAATGGATAAAAGCATGAGCCAATACATAAGCCGTAAGTCAGATGCATCATCAAAGATTCCCACCCAGTCTTTACAAGGTGACATCTGGACTGCCCTAGAGGTAGATGGATTACTCACAGTGATACCAAATGCAGACTCAAAGACTGGTGCATTATGGGCTGCTTACCTAAACATCAAAACACCTAAAATCGGTGGAGCAACTGAACTTACAATCCGTTGGACACGTGATCCTAGAGGCATTGCTGATTCAACTGGTTACCAGACTGTAGCTCTTAAAAAGGGCGGAACTACCTTTGTCAAGGATGTCTGGCTATTCCAGTCTACTAAGGGCCAGCCAGTTGCATTCATGATGAAAGCCAATGGCAAAGCCACCATTACTACACGCGAAATTAAGTTGGCAATTTCATGACACAGATACTTGTTGCCGGGCAGATAGCAGCTGCCCTTATCGCTATAGTTACCCTTATAGGCCTATTTGTTAAATGGGCTGTAGTTAAGCCAATAAAGGCCTACATAGACACCATGACTTATGCCATCCAGCCTTATGCCAATGGCGGAAAATCCTTGCCAGACTTAATAAATAAGGTAGATGCACTACATGTAGTGGTAAAAGAACACATAGCCACAAGTCATGACACGCCTATTTTTTCAAAGTGCTTGTGCGAGTCCTGTGTGACGTGCTAGAACTATTCATGTAAGCGCCAAGGCTTACAACTAAGAATAGGAAATCAGGGCATGACAATAGCAATTATCTTTTACGCAATAATTCTTTTTGGCTTAGGTGTATTAACAGGCATTTACATTGAGGCACAACATACCTTAAGACTTAGAGCCAAATTTCGTGCGATGCATGGGCCAACCATTGAAGAGGCTATGTGGAAAGACGGCTGGAGAATCTAATGGGCTTTGACATCAGCAACTACGTAACTGTGGCCGAGCGTGTAGCCATGTTTTATGAGAAGTATCCAGAGGGCTCAATTCAGTTTGAGTTCATGGGTGTAATGGACGGTGATCCACTTAAGATGTGGGGTATTGCCAGAGCCTACAGAACATCAGATGATCCACTGCCGGGCATTGGTACAGCATCCGAACTTATTGTGGGCAAGAGTCCATACACAAATGGCTCAGAGCTGCAAAACCTTGAGACAGCCTGCTGGGGTCGCGCATGTGCCAGCCTAAACATTGGTACATCTAAGGGCCTAAGCACTAAAGAGGAAATCATGGGCAGCCGAGAGCGCCAAGCACCCGGACCAGCCAAACCTAAAGAGGTGGTGCAACAGCCACCCAGCGACACCATGGAAGCCGACCCATGGCTATCTATACCAGCCATGGATGAGGGCATAGGCACTAATGAGGATGAGACATTAGTGCCTATGTGCCTACATGGGGCAATGAATCGCCGTAGTGGCATTAGTAAGAAAACAGGTAAGCCATACGCTGGCTACTTTTGTGACAATGAGCCGCAGTGTGATGCAAAGTTTGATCGCTCATGACGAGTGAACATTTTGAGTCATGGGTGACTGATGAAGTTGTACCTACAACCATTGAAAACATAATTGGATTGTCAAAAAGAATTCAAATTTGTTACAACTTAATAAACAAATTACCTTTAGGTGAATGCGATTGCTCTACTTATGAATTGGCTGAATTTGGACACAGTTGCTTAGTTGGGATTGCTGAAATGATGCAGGAAATTGGTGAAGGGATACACGACAAATGAGCCATCCTGAACACAGCAAGCATTGCCATTGTGTATGCACTGACCTATTTGACCTACAAGCTGCCATTGAGCAGGCTCGGGCTATTCATTACAGGCACGAACATAAACAAACATTGTGCCTAGTGTGCAACACACTTGATGAGAACTGTGATAATTGCCGTTACCTCAAAGATTGCATTGTGTGTGCAGAGGAATTCCCATGTGACACATTTATAGCTTTGGACTACATGAAATGAGCAGGTGGCAACTGGAATTTCATACGACCTTAATGACTTTACTAAGACTTACAAGGAATCTAAGAAGCATGGATTGTGAGCATTGTGCCGACCTACTTACACAGGCTTATAAGTGCATGGCAAGTGAAACACAAGACATTAGAGATAGGGCTAACACTGATGGACAATAAAGATGAAATGTTTATCTCAATACTTAAGAAACTTTATGGGGCTTATGATGCCTCGCATTACTTTGCTGAGAGCTGCGAGGTATGCCATGAGACATTATCGCCATTTGACATTGGTGTAGACCCATACACAGACACAAGAACTTGGATGACTAAATGCTGTGGAGTAGTTAATACTTACCAGCAAAAATTAGCGCCACAAATATAAAAACTAGCCAGTAGTTGGAGTGGTTCTTGATCCCTCGTCCGGACTACTGGCTAGTACACACATTCTAATTGCAAGACCGACAAAATGTCTAGGCAAGACTCAAACTGCTGGCTGCCTTATCAGCTGCTAAACCGCCGTTAGATGGCGTGTCTTGGCATGCCTGATAATCATGCACAATGCAGAAATGCGAGCCTGATTACTAGTAATAAAACCGAACTGCCTTATTACATAACAAATTGGTAACAGGCAAATGGCGCAGTTGGGTTATCTATAGTGGATAACTCCCTTTACAAGCGAACCTATACGGTGACGGGTGTGAATGGCTCGCTAAGAGCCATTCCTGCTCACCTACCAGTTCTGGGTGTGAATCACTCTTAAACTTAATTACATGACATCTAGACAAGATAAATGGGTACAAGTCAGACAAGCTGAATTACTCAAGTATGTGAATGGAGTTGAGATGTTAAGTAAAGACCACACACAATTACAACAAGATTTCAATGATGCCAAACAGATAGCCGGGATGATTGATAGGACATGGAAAGAAAGGCTGGATCAACTTATGGACGTAATTATTGATACACATCCATCTGTCAATGTGCATTACCGTAACGGCATGATGGCTGCTTACAACATAATGCAGGGCATAGAGGATTAGACATGCTTGACGTTAATTCCCCAAAGGGTCAAGAGTCATTAGAGCACGAGCTTAGAGCCGTCCAGTTATGGTCACACCATTACAGTGACTACACATACGTACACACACCAAAGAATGGCCCAGCCTTAGTTGATGCAGTCATTGTAGACAACGACACAAACGTAGTAGCCGTAGTAGAGCAGAAGTCCCGGAACATGAGCCTTGAGCAGCTGCAGAAGTGGAACAATGAATGGCTCATTACCCATGACAAGATTGAAGCCGGGCGATACGTAGCCAACTCATTAGGTGTTCCATTCATTGGATTCCTATACTTAATCCCAGATGATTTACTAATCACCAAACAACTATCCAATGCCAATGGCGAATGGACTTGTGACTTTAGAACAGCAGTTACAGAGACACAAGAAACAATCAATGGTGGCAAGATTTCAAGACTTAATGCCTACATTGATTTAACAGGGGCAAAACACATAAGGCAGAACTAATGACAATACTTGCAGGGCTAACACATGGGGGCAAGGTTTACTTAGGTGCTGATAGGGCAATGTCAGACAGTAATTTCATTAGTCCATTAGCAAGGCCAAAGATACGCAAGGTAGGGCCTTACATCATTGGGTACAGTGGCTCATTGGGTACAGGCCAACTAACAACCTTTGCTACATACCCAGATGTGAACACACATAACTTAGAGCAATGGATGCGTATGTCATTCTGTGGCGCATTGCAGCGAGCAGCTGATGAATACAAAATAGACATAAACAATGAGGACAATGGTGCTGACTTACTTGTAGGAATACAGGGCAGACTCTTTGAGATAAGCACTGTTGATTGGTCAGTAGGGGAATACAACATGATTGCAACAGGGTCAGGCTATCCATTCGCTATGGGTTCATTACATACAACAAGACATACTGATGATCCACAATGGCGCATACGTGAGGCAGTAGGTGCTGCTATCAAGTACAGCCCATCATGTGTAGGCCCTATTGATGTATTAGTCGCATGAGTAAGGCACATGCCAGAGGCACAGACACACAGTGGCGTAACCTACGCAAGGCCTGCTTCCAAGTGTGGGGTAAGACCTGCATGTACTGCGGAGACCGGGCAACAGAGGTAGACCACATCATCGAAGTAGCAAGAGGTGGGACTAACACCATTGATAACCTGCAACCTTTATGCAAGCCCTGTCACATGGCCAAGACTGTTGCGTTCAATACAGTGCGCGATAGAGGCTCACACAGCCCTGTAGGCGTTTTTTCTAGGGGTGTGCCCCTGTTAAATCAATGTAGGCATTAAGTCTTGAAATCTTGCCACCATTGATTGTTTCTTGTGTCTCTGTAACTG